GCGCAGACCATCCTGCGCCCGTCCCCGTGACTGCGCTTGCGTAAAACTACTTAACACGAGCAAGAAACTCTGCTCGCTGTTTCGCCGTGAGATCGTAGAAAGCATTCAACAGCTCGGCGACTGGATCCTTGCACAATGAAGCATGAGCGCCACCGCGTGAACTGCGCACACGCTTGTGATGAGGGTCAATCGTGCGATCCCATTGCGCCTGCGCGGATGCGTGTCGCTTGCCTTCCGCGTCCTTAAACTTCCACGCGCCATCGGCGTTCTTCTCCGCGATACAAAAGCCTGTCTTCTCGCAGTAATGCGCGGCGTGTGTTGCGGATAACTCATCCACCAGATCGTTCGGCAATGAGTTGTCCTTCCGTAGATGCTTGGCAATAGCATCGCGCATCGCCGCACCAGCATTGAGGTACGACCCGTAGGTCTGGCATTCAAGTTTGTATTTCATGGTGATGTTTCTCCTTAGTAAGTTTGCTACAAGTGTTGCAAACCACACATCGCGGGATTGCCATGTGTGGGTCATCGGAGATCTCCCCCCAACGACAACTATATTTTACCATAGTAGGTACATCAACTCGGCGATTTTGCGTTTCCTAGCGACCCCACCGTAGGGTGGCCCACCTGTATTGCGTGGGTGCGACGACGCGGCAAGAACAGTATTCGTCACCCACACCGCCAACTTTGTCAAATTTGCATCCAATTTTGCTCAAATTCCCCCCGCGCAAACTCACCACCCCCACAAAATATTTCTAAAAATTTATATGAATACTGTCAAACTTTAGACAACACTAGACAAAAAAATCCCCCGGAGCACGGGGGGCACTCAACGGGGGTGAAGCCAGGGTCAAGCCCGGCAGAAGGAGATACACCATGAAGCCCCTTGCAGGGCGACACAAGAAGAGTATACACTCACCCCACCTAGGCGCAAGTCTAAGCTTCGGGAGCCCCCCGCGTGTTAGAGCATTTATTGGAGATTGAGTATGAGCCTGAGGTGCTGACAGCACCTAAGGAAGGCTTTACGTCTGAAAAAATACTATCAGCAACAGATCTGCTGCAAGGGCAGATTGAAACAACACAGTGGTTAGAAGAGTTGGGCGCAAAAACAGATGAAGAGGTGCTGCAAGCCGCCCAAGAAGGACACGCCCGAGATGCTTTCAAGGCCTTGGTGGCAACACCAACCGAAGCAAAGGATGCGATTCAGAAAATTACTGTACCCCCGGCGGTTAAGAAGCTGGTAGGGATGCTCACGGCCTATGACTGGGCGTTTGTGGAGCAGGCCAAAGAGATTAGGGATATGGCGGTGGCGAAGATTTTGGAGGAAACGGATCACCCAGACGCCAGAATTCGGCTAAAAGCATTGGAAATGTTGGGCCGCGTGACAGAGGTGGGGCTATTTACGGACAGAATTGAAATGAAAAAGACTGAAATGTCTGACTCTGAGCTTGATGAGCGCATAAAACAGAAGCTTTTGATTATCCAGAACACGATTGAGGCCCCCAAAGACGACGAAGATGTCACGGACGTAGAAGAAAATGAACCGGCTGAGTGATACGGAGATTCAAACACTGCTGGCAAGCATGACGCCGCAGCAGAAGTATGACTTTTTGGAAGAGTTGGAAGAGCAGCAGCGCCGCCTGCGGATAAAAAGCGCCCGATCAAGCATGCTTGACTTTGCAAACGCTGTCTATCCGGGGTTTAAAGAAGGGGCGCACCACAGGAAACTGGCGAAAATCTTTGCAGCAGTTGCCGCTGGGGAAAAAAAGAGGGTGATTATTAATATTGCCCCTCGTATGGGTAAGTCTGAGTTTGCGTCTTATTTGTTTCCGGCGTGGTTTCTGGGGCAGTACCCGGAACAGAAGATTATTATGGCGACGCACACCGCTGGGTTGTCGGAAGACTTCGGTAGAAGGGTGCGAAATCTGATTGATTCGGAAGAATACAGAGAAGTGTTTTCCGGTACGGTCGTGGCAGACGACCAGAAGGCGGCAGGTAAATGGTCTACTGGCGCAGGCGGTCAGTATTACGCCGTGGGTGTTGGTGGCGCTCTTGCCGGTCGCGGCGCTGATTTATTTGTAATTGACGACCCACATTCTGAACAGGATATAAAAGCCAACAGCAGGGCGACGTTTGATAATGCGTGGTCGTGGTTCCAGACCGGGCCGTTGCAGCGTCTGATGCCTGGGGGGCGCATCATTGTCGTGATGACCAGATGGTCATTGGTGGACTTAACGGGTCGGTTACTGACGTTTCAGGCGAGAAACCCAGAGTCAGAACCTTGGGAGATTGTGGAGCTGCCAGCCATAATGTTTGAGGACACAGAGCGGGAGAAATCGCTTTGGCCCGAGCAGTGGCCCCTGGATCAGTTAAAGCAGAAAAAAGCCGGAATGGACCCACGGTATTGGAACGCCCAGTACATGCAGCAGCCGACCTTGGACTCGGCTGCGTTTATTAAGAGACAGCACTGGAGAATATGGCAGGCTGATGATCCACCTTCGTGTGAATTTATTATTCAGTCTTGGGATACGGCACACGAGGCCAAGACAACGGCTGACTATACGGCATGCACAACCTGGGGGGTGTGGTATAACGAAGAGGAAGGCAACAGGCCCAGTTTAATGCTGTTAGATGCGTTCAAAGACCGGATGGAGTTTCCAGAGCTAAAAGAGGTGGCGTTTCGGCAATGGAAAGAATGGAATCCAGATGCGTTTTTGGTAGAGAAAAAAGCCGCAGGCGCACCGTTGGTACAAGAATTACGGGGTATGGGTATTCCTGTTGATGAATTTACGCCAAGCCGTGGTAACGATAAGATAGCCCGAGTCAACGCAGTATCAGACCTTTTTGCAAGCGGTACGGTGTGGGCACCAGACCGGCGGTGGGCTAGAGATGTGATTGAAGAAATTGTGGCGTTTCCGGTTGGCGAGCATGATGACTACGTGGACACAATGACGCAGGCCCTGTTACGCTTCAGAAACGGCGGGTTCATTACGCTACCAAGCGACGAGGCCGATGAGCCACGGTTCTTTAAATCAGGTCGCAGAGCGGCGTACTATTAGGATAAAGCGTGGCGACACAAAAACACATGGGTAAAGGCGTGCTGCTTGAGCGTTTAACAGAGCAGCTTCGTACGCAAAAAGGAGCGCCAGAAGATCCTGAAAGTGCAGCTCGTGCAATTTTGATAAAGCGTGGTCATATGACCGAAGACGGTAAATACACAGAAGCGGGGCAAAAACGAAACAACATGACCGCAGAGGAACGGGCCAAAGACAGAGCTTCTAAAAAGCTTAATAAGCCAATGTCGGCATTTAAATACAGCCCCAAGACAAACAGAGCAACGCTAAGGAAACCACGATAATGGCTATTGAAAAATCTTTGTACCAAGCACCCAAAGGCATAGAAGAAGATACAGAAGAGTTGATGGGGGAGCCGGATATTGAAATTGAAATCGAAGACCCAGAAGAGGTAACGATTAAAATGGGCGGTCTGGAGATTGAAATTGACCCAGACGCAGAAGATGATTTCTATGAAAATTTAGCCAGTAAAATAGACCCAAATGAATTGCAGAGTTTGGGAAACACACTTTTAGAAGACATTCGCAGCGACATTGACTCCCGCAAAGACTGGGAGAAAACCTATAAAGAAGGGCTGACTCTTCTTGGTCTGCAGTATGAAGAACGCACAGAGCCGTGGGAAGGTGCCTGCGGTGTGTTCCACCCCATGATTACAGAAGCCGTGGTGCGGTTCCAGAGCGAAACCATCATGGAGACATTCCCTGCCGCAGGGCCGGTAAAGACAAAAATTCTGGGTAAAGAGACGCGGGAGAAAGAAGACGCCGCTGCTCGTGTGAAACATGACATGAACTATGAACTGACAGAGCGCATGCCAGAGTTTCGGATGGAGCATGAGCGGATGTTGTGGAACCTGCCAGCTACGGGGTCTGCGTTTAAAAAGGTGTACTACGACCCGTCCCTGCAACGCCAGACTTCGATATTTGTGCCTGCCGAAGATGTGATCGTGCCCTATGGCGCGTCGTCGTTGGATACTGCGGAGCGTGCTACGCACCGTATGTACAAGACCAAAAACGAGATTCGCAAACTACAGGTAGCGGGGTTTTACGAAGATATTGAGCTTGGCGACCCGCCAAAGACAAAGAACGACATTCAAGAACGCAAGGACAAAGAGACGGGCTTAAACAGCCTGAACGATGATCGGTTCTTGCTATATGAATCGCACGTTAACCTTGATCTGCTGGGGTATGAAGATGAGGAAGATGGTGAGCCAACAGGCATAGCCATTCCCTACGTAGTAACCCTTATGGCGCACTCAGGCGAAGTTTTGTCTGTCCGTCGGAACTTTTACGAGGATGATGAGACCAAGGCCAAACGGGACCACTTCGTACATTACGTGTACATCCCTGGTTTTGGGTTTTATGGCTTTGGCCTTTTCCACCTGATTGGCGGGTTTGCCAAATCAGCTACGTCGATCATGCGGCAGTTGGTGGATGCAGGCACTCTTTCAAACTTGCCCGGTGGTCTAAAATCACGCGGGTTGCGCATTAAAGGCGATGACACGCCGATCTCCCCAGGAGAATTCAGAGACGTTGATATTGGCTCTGGTGCACTGCGGGACAACATTCTGCCACTTCCCTACAAAGAACCTAGCGCTACGCTGTATCAGTTACTGGGAACAATCGTAGAAGAAGGCCGACGGTTCGCCGCTACGGCGGATATGAAGGTCAGCGACATGAGCGCGCAAGCGCCGGTTGGCACAACCTTGGCGATTTTGGAGCGGATGCTTAAGGTGATGTCGGCAGTGCAGGCGCGTGTGCACTACGCGTTTAAGCGTGAGCTACAACTGCTTGCTGCCATTATTAGGGATTACACCGACGATACGTACGACTACGAGCCGGAAGAGGGCACGAAGCACGCGAAGAAGTCTGACTACGACATGGTGGAGATTATCCCTGTGTCTGACCCCAACGCAGCCACAATGTCACAGCGGGTTGTGCAGTACCAAGCCGTAGTACAGCTTTCCCAGACTGCGCCACAGATTTACAACATGCCTGAGTTGCACCGCCAGATGCTGGAAACACTTGGCATAAAAAATGCAGCCAAGCTCGTGCCTACCGAAGATGACCAAAAACCGGTAGATCCCGTCACTGAAAACATGAATGTGCTCAAAGGCAAACCGGTTAAGGCGTTCTTGTACCAAGACCATGAAGCCCATATTTCTGTACATACATCAGCTATGCAAGATCCACAGATGGCTGCGTTGATTGGGCAAAACCCTAAGGCACAAATGATGTTTGCTGCCATGCAAGCACATATCGCTGAGCATGTTGGGTTTGCGTACCGTAATCAAATTGAGCAGCAGCTTGGTATTCCGCTGCCTTCTCCTGAAGATGAATTGCCAGAAGCCCTTGAACTACAAGTATCCCGTCTTACTGCTGAAGCAGCACGCCGTGTCTTGGCAAATAGTCAGGCACAAGCGGCGCAACAGAAAATACAGCAAGACGCGCAAGACCCTGTTTTACAGATGCAACAGCAAGAGATGCAGATTAAACAGGCGGAAGTTCAGCGTAAAGCCCAGAAAGATCAGCTGGACGCGCAGATTAAACAGGCAGAACTGCAGCTTAAAGAAAAGCAGATGGTCGTTGACGCAACGGCTAAGGCTGATGAAATAGATATTAAAAACCGCGAGCTTTTAGTACGCGGCGCACAAGCAGCAGATGAACTTGCCTTAAAAGGCGAGCTAGAAGGTATGAAGTTAGGCAGCACCATCGCACAAAATCGTGCGCAAATGAACCGACCAAAAGGGGGTAAAAACCAGTGATTCAAGCCTTCGCAGAACACCTGCGCAAACAGATCCGTGAGGATATGAACAACTACGCCGATGATTTAGCTGGCGGCGCTTGCCAAAATTTTGAGCAGTACCAAAAACTCTGTGGTGTCATTCAAGGTCTTGCCATTGCGGAGTCTTATTTATTAGACCTTGCTAAGAAAGTAGAGGAAAGTAATGAGTGAAGAGACAACCGCACGACCAGCTACTCAGCTGCCAAAACCCAAAGGGTGGAAATTATTGTGCGCTTTGCCAAATGTTGAAGACAAGTTTTCAGGCAC